GGCGCTACGGCTTTGACCATGACCCAAACATCCGGTCACTGGGATTCTATGGCCGCTGCGTTCAGCTTCACCGGGGCTTCGAACGCTATCCCCGACCTGATCCTCCAACCCCTCTCCCCTCCGTTTAACCAGAGGGCGCTGTGACAACGAATATCTATCCCGTACCTCAGAGACCCGTCGGTCGGGCCGGTCCTCAGATCGTATCGCCGGTCTTCGCCACGATCCCTGCAACGATCGGGTCCTACACCTGGCGCGGCGTCGCAGCAACGCTATCCGCCATTACCGTCATCACGGCCGCAGTCGGAGCCTATACCTGGTCTGGGAACAAATCGTCTCTATCGACAGAGATCGTCGCTCGAGTCGGAACATGGTCGTGGGCTGGGAAGTCCTCACCACTCTCGACCGAAGTCCGTGCCGCGGTCGGAGCATACACTTGGGCGGGGCTGCACTCCCCTATACAAGGCGTAACCGTAATCCCAGCAGCGATCGGTGTGTATCTGTGGAGCGGCCTCACATCCCCTCTCCAAGGACAGACTCCTCCAACCGTCGCGACTGGCTCCGGAGGTGGTGGCCGCTACTTCGGCTACTACCCAGAGCGCGCGCGAGAGGTACGTGCCGAGATTCGCTCCCTTACCAAGGAGAAAAAGCGCATCGAGCGGCGCTTCAAACTCGCTCCAAACAATGTCGATCTGGCGCGCCTCGCGGAGTTGCTGACGCAGCTCCAGCAACGGCTCAACGTCCTGATCGCTGAATACGAGGAACTGATCCATGTACAAACAAAAGCGCCGCAGGCCCAAGAAGAAGACGAGCTCTTCCTCGTGAACCTATTTTCCAGGTCCTTCTACAATGACTAAGCCCGGCGACAACGCCTGGATGGCATACGCCAAGTCACTGTGGGGCGCGCACGAGTACAAGGTCGTGGTAGAGAAGGTACGCTCCCTCTCCCCCGTAGTCCCGGTCTTCGACTACAAGGGCGCATCGAACATCGAAGAGATCAAGTTCAAGCTCGCGCAACGGGATATGCACGCGCTTGTCATGTCCATCCTTATCCCTAAAGGAAACGAAAATGAGTAACGAACAGACGAGTCAGGAAACCGTCGAGAAGACAGAGTCGTCCACTATCACCGAGGACAACATCACCCTCGATGACGTGTACCGCGACGCTGGCCTCGACAAGATCGAGACCCAGCAAACCCAACAACAGCAACACTCACAGCAGCAGACGCAGCAGCAACAGCAGGATCGTGAGCCTTCAAAAATTCCCGATCCCTACGATTCGGAAAATTTCAAGGCTTACATGGCTCGGAAAGACTCCGAGACCACCGCTCTCCGTTCCACCCTGGGCAACGTAGCAAACTTCCTGACGACCATGCAGGCGTCGGAAGCCAAGAAGGCCCTGGAGTCCGACATCAAGAGCGCAGTTGAGAGTGTCAACGAAACCGTCGGCCATCCCAAGCCCAAAGTCATCGAGGCTCTCCTCGACGCCGAGGCGCGGGAGAACCCGAAGTTCAAGGCGATCTGGGACAACCGGGCTAAGAACCCCGTTGCCCTCCAGAACGCCCTGAAGATCGTCGCCAAGAAGTTCGGCGATGAACTCTCGGTCAAGGTCGATCCGGCACTCGTGGCGGCTCAACGCGCTAGGAAACTATCGCAGCAACAAATGGCGACGACCTCCGCCGAATCCGAGCAGTCACCCCAGGAAGAGCGGCTCGCCGCAGCCCAGGGTTCGGACTTCGACGCCGAGTGGCAGAAACTTGTCAGCGGCGGGAATTAGTCCCCAGAAAGGAAAGGTAGCCGCAAGTGGCAGCACTCGTAACCACCAATGCAACGACCCTCGTTCAGCCGGTCAACTTCGTGCTGATGAAGGGTCTGTTGCAAGCTGCACGCAAGAAACTCCCGTACTTCAACGGCACGCTCCCCGGAGAACTCATCAAGAACGGGGGTTCCAGCGCCGTGAAGTGGGAGCGCATCAACAACCTCACCGCCGTCACCACGGCGCTGGGGGAGGTCGTGGGAACGTCTTCGTTCCTGTTCGGCCGCTCGCTCGTCACCCCGACTTACTCGTCCGTCACCGCGACCGCCGCGAAATACGGCAATGCCATCCAGGTCACGGAGGAAGTCGATCTCTTCAACGTCAACACCAAGGCCGCGAGGCTGCTCGATACCCTCGGCGCAAACGCCGGGGAGTCCCTGAACACCATCGCGAAGGCCGAGTACGACAACGCGACCAACGTCCGCTACTGCAACAACGCCGCGGGTGGCGCAGCGACGGCCTCGACCTCCTTCGTCATCTCCAAGATGGCGACCACCGACCTCCAGAAGGCCGTCAACACGCTGAACGTCGGCGCGGCGATGCCCTTCACCCCGATGGCAACGGGGTCGCGGAACATCGGGACCAACCCGATCCGCGCGGCGTACTACGGCATCTGCCACGTCGATGCGGAGGAAGACGTCCGCACCATGACGGGCTTCACGCCAGTCGAGACCTACGGCGGCTATACCGAGACCATGCCCTTCGAGTTCGGGCATGTGAACGGCATCCGCTGGTGCTCGACGCAAGTCGCGACGATCTCGCTCTCCGCAGGCAAGAAGACCGCCACGGGGTATCGCGGTTCGTCGAACATCCTGAACGACGTCTACACGAGCTATGTCTACGGCCGTGAGTCCGTCGGGACGGTGGGACTGGGGAACATGCACGCCTCCAACTCCTACGAGATGTACAACCCGAAGTACCCGCCTGCGGTCGAAGTCATCTTCAAGCCCGTGGGCTCGGCCGGGGCCGGCGATCCGTACAACGAAATCGCCTCGCTCGCCTGGAAGGCGTGGTTCGTCGCGAAGATCCTGAACCAAGCGTGGATCTTCCGCCTGCGCCACCTCGCAACGAAGCTGTAACGTAACCGGAGGGAGGGGCCGAAAGGCTCCTCCCCTCACTGACATGAACGACGCAACACTGCACCTGAAGAAGAAACCCGCACCGATTGAAGCGGGGGATAGCTTCCTCGTGGCGCCAGCGGTTCGACCCGCCGTGCCGAGTCCAGTCGATAAGGGCGACTCCCAGATCGACGTCGAACTGCGTCTCCACGGAAAGCGATTCTTCTTCCGCTTCGACATACCCGACGCCCAAGGCTGCGTCTCCGCGACCGACATCGACCACCACCGCATGCTCGCTCGCATGATGAGCGCTCTGGACGGTCGGTTCGGGAAACTCCGTTTGAGGGCCGAGCTATGAGCATGGACTTCATCACCTGCGTGAATCGCATCCTTCGGATCAACGGAATGATCCGCGGGGACACCGATGCCCTCGTGACCTTCAGCGATACCTCGCACAACTCCTCCTCCCAGATCGCCCAGATCGCGGTCCAGCAGGAGATCACGGAACTGGCGTCGCGTGGCAAGTTCCCCTCCCAGCACAAGATCACCTCCACCCTCACGATGGTCTCAGGGCAGCGTTCCTACGCCCTTCCGGGGGACTTCATCCAACTCTGGGGTGACGTAGCGTTCTTCTACGACTCCGTCGCCCAGTTCACGATCCTGATGTTCCCCGGAGGCGAGAACAAGCTCCGAACCGACATCCTGACGTACCGCACGGACCCGGGCTACCCGCTGTGGTTCTACTTCGAGCTCGCAACGACCCAGCAGGTATCGTTCTACCCCGTTCCTGACGCGCAGCGTAACGGGCTGTCCCTGGCCTTCGACTACTCCGCCTCGGTCAACGTCCTCAACTCGACCGACCTGATCCCGCTCGCCACGACGGACCAGCAATACGCCTTCACCGACATGGCCGCTCGGCGCTTCAAGTTCCTCTTCGAGGGCAAGGTCGATGTCCCGATCGGAACCGACGAGGTATATCGCGAGGCCCGATCGCGCCTCTTCGCATTGCTCGGCTGGAAGCAACCCTCGACCCGCTACGGCAAGATCTACGTCGGCGGGCAGGAACTAATCCGGTACTGACCCGATGCCCCAAGCAAGCGAGTTCTCCCGCGGAGCCGAAGCCTGGGCGGACAACACGCCCGCACCGCGCCTGAACTTCATGTTCCCGTGGGGCCTGAACGAGAACCCCACGCCCGACCCGGGGGAGTGCTCGGCCGGGGCGAACTTCGAGCTCGGCCACGCGCAGACCTCGCTCATCCCGAGGGTCCCGTTCGACCTGAAGGGCACCGCCACGAACGCCGGGGCCATCACGGGGTTCCTCCAGCTCATCAAGCGCGACAACACCGAGACCACACTCGTCGCTGCGGGGACGACCTGCTACCAGTGGGATGGAGCCTCCACCTTCACGAGCAAGGGCGCCATCAACGGCCCGGCGTTCCTGCGCGGCGCGTACTGGTCCCTCGGAGAGTACCTCGTTATCAGCGACGTTATGCTGAACAACGTCGTGCTGACTTGGGACGGGACTTCACTCGCCAACATGGTGACGGGGCTCGGGGCGACACTCTCCGCGAAGTACGCAGTCGTCCATCTGAATCGCGTGTGGCTCTTCAACATCAAGAGCGGCTCGACCCTGCTCCCGCACATGATCCTCGCCTGCAAGTTCGAGGACCCGACGACGTGGGATACCTCGACCCGAGGCGGTCCGACCACCGTAGGCGGAGGGAGCTTCAGCACTGGACTTGAGGCGTTCTTCCTCCTCGTCCCTGACCTGAAGCCGATCAACGGCGTCACGCTATTCCAGGACCAGCTCATCATCTCCACGGATCGTGGGCGCCTATGGAACCTCTCCGGCTCCTCCGCATCGACATTCCAGTTCACCGACTTCTTCGACACCTCGCCAGCGATCGGGACCGAGAGCGTCGCCTCGATCGGGAACGACGTCCTCTACGTCCGCCAAGGCGGAGCCATCGCGCTCCTCTCAGCGACCCAGAACTTCGGCAATGTGTTCCTCTCGAACCTGTCGAATTGGATTCCAACGACCACGGCGAACCTCGCGACGATCAACGCCATCGTCTACGACGTTCTGAACCAGAAGGTCCTGGTCTTCATACCGAACAAGGTCCTCGTCCTCTACAAGGACGTGATGATCCAGGACCGCACCAAGATCGAGGGGGCACTCTCCCCGTGGTCGGTCTACACGACCCAGGACGCTTCGGGCTTCAACGTACAGCACGCGATATACATGTGGCGCCCGGGTACGCAGAATTACTCCGTGTTCTTCGGAGATGCGACGGGACGGATATTCGACCTATACGGAGTCGGAACGAACGGTGACGCTGGCGCCTCCGGCATCCAGGTCTCGCGCCGCTCACGCCACGTCGGGACCGAAGTCCTGAATCCGTGGCCGTGGGCGCAGGAGAACATCACGGGGCACATCCGCTACCGCCG